CCATTCAGCGACAGTTACAAGGAGCTTACGCTCTGCACGCTGTCCATCTCTAAGATTAAATTGCTTAATTGTGCTCGCCATTTTAAACCTCCTTTTTAACTGTTCCAAACGGCTTTGCTGGTGTCTAAATAATCAATCTGAATTGACATGCTATACTTTGCAAGAGCTGGTGTAACATTCGTATCAATTCCATTCAGGTTGGGATTATCTGAGGTTGTCCTCATCGAATCAATTATACAATCCTCTCCGAAATCTGGATAATTCTGTAAGTCTGCTTGTTCATTGACCCAATCCATTATGGATTGAACATCGAATAATTCCTCTACATTCTCACTTACATATCCTTCTACTTTCGGTAAAGGTTGATATAATACCGACCTGAAATCAATTAAAGTAAAAGTATATCGACGTAATACTGACCCGTCGATATATTTACTATTCAATGAGGCATCGTTTGACTGCGTTATGATTTGCTTATCATTATCCTTAGCATTAATCGCATTGAAGAATACTGAATTATACATCAGTTGAGGGCAGTCAAGAAGAAAATCAATTATTGCTTGGTTCTTATCAACCATTTATTTCTCTTAACCTCCACTCTATAATATCTTTTACTTCTGCGAAAAATTCTTTTCCATGGTCTCTGAGCATTGCTTTATCCCACATCGCTGAGGCCAATGGATGATAATCGGTAGTATGATTGAAATCTACTCCATAATACTGATATCTGGCATAAGGTTGAATATATCTCACGCCTTCAGCAGAAACTACATTCGTCTGAGAAAGAGGACCATTTAAAAATGGGACATAGGGGTCACATCTTTTAGCAAGAGTATTATAAATCGCAATCATAGTAGTTGGGTTATTAACGACTTCAAACCTTTGTTTCAAGGCCCTGTCTATATGCCCTTCTACCTTAACTGTAATTTTAGCCATCTTACTTTCCTCTTGTCAGATAATGCTCATTGTTCCTTCCTAATCCAGTATTATTTGAGTAATCGGTAATCTCCATACATGCCTGATAATCACGATATTTTCCAAGCAAATCGGTGGAATGATGCCCTCTCGCATATTCATTAATCACTTCTTCGCAGATACCTTTTACAATGATATCACCTGGTGCCAGAGTGAAATAATTTCCCATCTGGTCATTAGGTAATTTTATCCATTCTTGCTTTTCAAGAAATTCATTACTCTTCGGTATTCTACAAATAATTGATTTGGAATCAAGAGTTACATCTCCAACTTTTACCGTAGTGCCACTCAATTGCCAAAAACAATCCGTTACTACATGCCGATACCAGGTAACCAACTGAGTCTGAGGATCCAAAAACTTATTATAGATTGTTACCGTGGTCTCCCACCATATAGGGAATCCTGGTTTACTCATATCATTCTCCCGGATATAATCCTCTATACAATAGTTTTCTACCGGCTTCATTCATTACATTCTGCAGATACATCTTTATAGCCTGCTCACTCTGCATCTTGACCGATTCCATCAGGTCTTTCGCACTAAGTACGTTATAACTGATTGATACTCCATCATTTGACTGAGAAGCTATTGCTTTTTCAGATGTACCGTCCCCGCTACCACTTGCATTAAGTATTCCGTTCTGGGAATATGCAAGACCTATAAGGTATTTCATCAATCTCTTAAGTTCCTCAGGAAAGACTGAATCATTCTTAAGACGATTAAATGTATACCAGTTGACTATTGCCTCGGCTTCAAACTCTAAATCATTAAAGGTGGTTTCGTCCAAAGTACCTCCCATATTCTGATATTCTTCATACGTTAAATACATTGACTCCACCACCTTCTTGATTATTCTGATTTTCTACCACGTCTTGATTTCGTAGGAGCCGTAGAGGCATTTTCTACCTCTACGACTTTCTCGACTGATTTAATTACTTTCTGAGCCTGGTTCTTGAGTTCCGATATCTCCTGCTTAAGTTTCGCATTTTCTGCCTTAAGAGATTCAATCTCAGATTCATGCTGATTATACGCAATCTTCAAAGCATTAACATCATTAGGAACTCCGGACTGAATGATATTGTCATTTTCATCTACAACATCATATCCTTTGGCAATATATCTATCAATAGCCCCAGCGGGAATTGTGAGATAACTACCACCGCGTCTTACGGTTACTGTATCAGCCATAATAACTCCTTATTCAGTAGTAGTGGTGGTAGTAGTGCTTCCGCCAGTTACGTTGAACTGAAGTGCATCACTCTTCTTGTTAAGAACGAATGCATCCTCGAAGCTCTCCTCGTAATAAACGTACTTGCCTTCGGAAAGAGCATTAGGAGCATCAAGCCTTGAGAAGGTGTAAGATACGGGAGTGATGACTGCATTAGGATGAACAAGGAACATATTAACCTGTCCAGCGTTCTGCTTTACTGCCCAACCCTGAGTGAAGTCATAAGCAGTCTTCATAAGAGTTGCAGGAACAGGTACGATAGTAACCTGGTCGAGTCTGTTGACACGTCTGTCAATGGCATTAGGACCAGAGGATACATCAATGCTTCTGGTAAGTCCCTGAGCTTCCTTAAGAAGTACGTTGACTTCATGAGTTACATAAAGGATTCTTCCGTTAGCAGGAACCATTGCATTATCCATCCTGAGCATCATCTGGTCAAATACTCCGAGGATATTTGCTACAGTAAGAACAGTGGTATCAGCAGTATGAGTCTCACCGGTACGAGGGTTCTTAGTAGTAAGCCAATCAGCATAAAGAGTAGAGATAAGATATGCATCCATCTCAGGGAACTTCTGCTCTTCATTGAATACCTGGGTGATATTTGCGATGGTAGATACCATATTGGTCTGGTCGATATCCATAGGATGAACCAGAGTAGACCACTTTCTCTCGTTTCTGAGAGTCTTGGTCTCCCATGCATTGTCATAATTTCTCTGAGCGAATGCTACGGTATCTCTATCTGCATCAACTCTACCGGTGGTGCTGATTGAAGGAATCTCAATCGTCTTAGCATTAATCCAACGATATCTGTTATTGTTAGGAGTGCTATAAAGTGCTCCAAAATTGAGAACATAGGGCCACATCTGAGAAAGGGCTCTACTATATTCAGTTGCGTAATTGAGTGCGCCAATAGCGTTTGAACCATCATAGGTTCCAGAAGTTCCGTTATTAGCAGGTGCTACATAGGGTGTAGGCATAATTTTTTTCCTCCATTAATAATTAATCTTGTGGCATTGGATGAATCGGGGTGAAATGCATTGCATTCAAGAAACCACCAGTTGGATCCTGAGTTCGAGCATCTTCAGCTCCCGGGGTAGAACTTACAAATTGAGGTCTTTCAGCAGGCTGATAATCGTCTTCCTCATCGTCATAACCATAATCTGCTTCTGTGATGAAAGCATCAGCGTTATTTTCGGTGTAGACCTTTACGAAATCATCTGCTCCAAGAATGGAATCACCTTCCATCTTGAGTTGCTTTGCAATCATTGACTGAATGAAATCCCTCTTTGCCGCCTGAGAAGAAAAATTCTTAGTTGCCGCATATTCCTTCACTGCGAATTCATATGCCTGCTTCTTAAGCTGGTCCTTATAAGCTTTGGTATCTGCATCATACTTACCTTTGAGAGCCTCGAATTGACCATTCAATTCACTCAGCTTAGTGGAATCAGTGCCCGCTTCTTCAAGCTGTTTCTTCAATGCTTCAAGGTCTGTATCTCTGGTAGATACCGTTCCGTTAAGAGTTTCAATCTCTTTCGTCTTTGCTTCGAGTTCAGATTCAAACTTTGCCTTTGATACATACCCGCCTTCATTCAAATCCACTAACTTTACATTATTGGACTTAAGTGCTTCGGCAAATTGCTCATAGGAAAGAATTCCTCCCTCTGCCTGGTCAAAAAGTTCCTTCAAATCCTTCATTCATTGCCTCCATTCTTTATCTCTGTTATATTTAACTGTGGATTACAGTTTCCACCGAATGAGCGTTCTTTATATCTCTTTACGCTGGAGTTATATAATAAACAGCTTTCGCTGATTATTTTTCTTCTATCTTATTTCCTGCATCAGCAAGTCCTTCACCTATAATATAAGCAATAACTGCACCACCCGCCATTATGAGTGAAGCGACTTTCTCAGCCTTCTCAGCATCACCTGTGAAGTAGACGATAAGCATTGTTACAAAAGTTGCAACAGTCATCCAAAATTTTCTTGATGTGAGTTTTCTCTTCCAATCAATCTTCATTTCTTATCATCTCCTTTCACTCTTTCTAAATCAGTTAACCTGCGATTGATATCTTTTATCTGTTCTTCAACCACCGGTATCCGTGATGCGAAGTTGTTATGCTTCTTAACTTCTTCTGTAAGATTATCCAACTTAGTATCAGTGATTGCTTGTGATACAGCTAATTTACTTTCAATAGTTTTATTGCTACTGATATTCGTTATGATAACTCCTATCAGCGCAAGCACTCCGGTTATTAAAGCGGGTAAGATATTTTCCATGTTTTACTCCATAAAAAATGAGAAAGATAGTGAGGAGTTGCGCAACCCACTATCTTTCTCTTCCGGAAGAAAATAGCTACATATTCTCTTACTTATATTCTATATCCAAACCCTAAATAAGTAAATACTTTTTTACCGATATCCTGGAACTCTTGCTCGGTCTAATTGAGGTTTTAATCCACATGCTTCACAAAATGCTTTATATTGTTTATTCATCTGAGTGATAGTTGCTCTTTCCGATTTGGATCCTTCTGCATCACCGGATTCATTAAGAGTTAAATATCTTTCCTTGTGACGTCTTATCTCAGTTTCCATCTCTCGCATTTTCTGAGAGCATTCATACTTGGTATAGTGATGACCTGCTTTATCAGTATACCCTTTTTGATTATCCTCTTTGAGTTTCTTCAACTGCTCCTTGGTGAAGTTCGGTTTGTTTACTCCAATAATGATTGAATAAGTGAAGTGATGACAATTCCAGACTCCTATCGGTCTTGCTATAGCATCGAATTTCTCACCGTCAACATCCTCAAAAGGTTCATTATTCTGAAGTTTATCATACTCTTCATTAGTAAACTGATGACCTTGAATAGGCTCATGGTCTGGTGCTGACATGGCATGAACCGTTATCTCCTTACCATCTGCTCCATATTGTTTACCGGTTTCATCTTGAACACCTTGATTAACTGCTCTGATACCATCCATCAGATTTCTTCTAACTGCGGTATCAAGTCTTTGAGTATATCGTCTACCACTTTCGGTATTATACTCCACATATCTGATTCCACTATCTGCAAGTTGATTCATGGTACGCCGCATAGCAGTATTATAATCAAGAATTCCGCTCTGACTTACCTGGATTGCTTCATCAAGTATGCTCTGATAAGTCTTAGCAATAGAAGTAGGCTTTAACTTTTTAGGATTCTTCAAATCCCTTATCATGAAAGCCTGCGCTCTGGATAGATTCTTATAAGTTTCCAGAGTTTGCTTTTCTACTGCTCTAACTACTCTCTGCAGTTCCAGATTCTTCTCAAATGGGATAAAAGGTTTCTGCCGGTAATCATAGTAAGGCTTAGCATCTATATAAGCATCCTCTGCCACCGTTTTGATGAGTTTCTTAATATCCTTTTCATTCAATCCGGTTAACCTGGCAATCTCTTTGTTTATCTTTCTTACATCAGCTCCGGTTTTCAGAAGTCTTTCAAGTTTGTATACATCAGAAGGAAGGAGATGACCAATCTCCTTCACTCTCTGAGCAATAAGTTTAACCACATAATCATTGATTAACTGCTGTCTCTCAATAATCGGTCGCATTAAATTATCAAGCGCGTTTTCTGAAAGCATTATTCATTATCCGGTTTGGGTTTATTTTCTTTCTTTTTCTGGAAAGGATTATCATTCTCAAAATTGGAGTTCATGACCATTTCATTCTCCATATCCTGCATACCTTCCTCAGATATAGCCTTAAGTGCCTCCTCTGCCTGTCTATCAGTTTCACCGAAGTACCACTTTCTGACTTCAAGCTTACTGGTAAGACCATTCTGGAGTAGAGTTATCTGCTTGGTAAGTTCGGTATCTACATCGACGATGATTGAGTCATCCCATTCAAATGATACATCATATTCACCAGCCTTAGTGATATCATACAAATCACAGTAGGCATTCATGATATAAACTACATCTTTCAAACAATCCTCAATCGCCTGCTGGATATCGGCATTAGTCTGGAAACTTCTCTGCTTAAGTATCTTAATCTCGGTAGCGGTCCTTGCTTCTTGAGTTACATCTGAGAGAGTTCCTCTGGATAGACCGGTTACATCTTCTATCCTCATCAAGATTGCGTTAAGACCTTGAATGAATGAAGTATCTCTGAGTACCGGAGAATAAGGCTGATAAGTATCAGATTCACCTAAGTCGATGGTTCTGAATAATCTTGCCTGCATCCGAGGATTTACAGAATGCATATTGCCTTTTGGATCCTCTTTAAATGCCATAGCATCACGGTCGATATCTATTGCCATCTCACCGGCTTCATATTCCCAGAGAAGTCTTGAATACTGCATATCAGCATCTTTGATGAGATTAACTGCTCTTGAATATCCTGATACTCCAAGAGGTGAGCTGGTATCAACTGTATTTGCCTCAGGCATTTTGAAATATGCGAAGAGTGGTTTCTGGATATTCTTTATTTCAACTTTTTCCTTCAGGTCTTTCCAGGAACTTACAGTTGAAAGAGGAATCTCATGACCCAAATCAAGTCCGGAAACATCTCCTTGATTCTGATTCGTAGATGCCTTGAATGCTTTATTGATAATCGTAATGGAGTTATTCTTCCATCTATGATACTCAAGCCTTCTATAAATCACATCCTTCTCAATCTGAGTCTGGATAAATGCGGCTTCTGTAATCTGACCACTTGCATCAAATGCTAAAGGATAGAATGAATCTGCCTGGATAAAGTCAAACTCCATCTGCCAGTCTGCTTTAGCATTCTTCTGCTTATCGGTCTTATCAACCTTATTTGCTACAAGATAAGGTTTGATGACCAATCCACCTTTTGCAATTCCATACTCAATCTGTTTTCTTAACTGCTTCTTGAGTTTCTCGTATTGCTCATTGAGATATTCTGCTCTATCGGTTGAAGTTACCGGCTTATCTTCTACAATGGTCTTAGGTTCCATCGAAGGAATGATATTACCAAACTCATCAGGTTCTGGATCCTTATACTTAGGATTCTTTTTCTCCACTTCTTTAGTCGGAGTTGTAATCTCTGATTTAAACTCAAGAAGTGCGGTTCTTGCTTTCTCACTAGCAATCAGTGAAGGAAGTCCGAGAGATACAATCCTTACCGGGTCATAATCGGTAGGCTCCTTCAGCCAATATGCCTCACCCTTATACATATCAGTCCATAATTCAATTGCATGCTCCATCTGAGATGACATGATAGGAGTGACATGGAGGGTCTGCTCAATAGTTCTACCACCAATCATTTTAAATATCTCCTTCAGTTTTGAAACTATGTTTGACCACAGTGACATTTCATTTTCCTCTACTATTTATTATAATCCAAATATCACTTTCTTACTACAATTACTGGTATTCTTTTAATGCCTAACATCATTGCCGCAATGGCTCGGTGCCTACCTTCCTGCCCTTTAGTTTTATAGTTAAGATATGGAGTATCAAACTTTGTTCCATCTTTCATCATTTGCATATATCGGTTGATATTCTTAATATCAGTTCCCCGAATAGTTGTTTCTATTGTATCCTTTGGAAATATATTATGGGCAACTTCATGTAAATAAGTTTCGGGGGACATCTCAACCACTATAGCCTTACCACTTTTAAGGGCATCGTCAACTTCAGGAGTGGTAGATTCATTTAATTTAAATCCTGGATATTCACTCTTCACATCCATTGAAATATCCTTATTAGTTTTTGCCCACTCCTGTTTCTGCTTATCTTGTTGGGCTTTATCAAGGTTTAATAATTCATTGGTCTTTTCTGTCCATTCATGGTCGGCTTCCGTATATTGTTTAAAATATTTATCAACCTCCGCTTTTAACTGCTTTCCTTTCTCAGTATATTTAACTGGTTTATCTCCTAGCAAGGACCTAAGTTCATCCGAACTATCCCACTCTGATTTAGGTTTATCCATAGTTTCTTTCTTGAGTTCTTTAGACAATTCGTGATATTTTTGGTTAGAAGAACGTCGTCGAATAAGAGCATCTTGGACTTCATCTGATAACTTCTTATACTTCGGGTCATTAGTATAACTATCTGCTTTGATTAGCTTTGCCTTAATATCCTCTTCAGTGACAGGCTTATTATTCTTCTTATCAGCTTCCTGCTTATTACCTGCTATCTGACGTTGTTTATTCTTCTCATCTTCATCAAACCAATCTGTATTTATTCGCTTTCCGGATTTAGTAGTTATCCAAGCCATTGATTATCTCCTCACTTTTCAATTCCCATCATTGATAAATATTCATCATCAAAATCATCCATCCAGCTATAACTAAGATGCAGTTTAATTGACGCGGTTTTATTATTCTTTATATTAAACCGAACATCGCCAAGCCCTATTCTTCCATCTTTATCATAATTACCCCGATTATTATCAAATACAAAAATAGACATATCATCCGGAAGGGTAAGGGAAAACTCATCATAAATATGTTCCCATAAATAATCTTCCAAATCACTT